AGCCGGGTCATGGCATCCCGCATATCACGGGCCTTGCGCAGCTCGTCCTCGTCGATGACCTGACCTTCACTCACCCCGTCGAGCGCCCTGCGCAGATCTTCGGCCGACATGGCAGTCAGTTCGGCAATCTGCGTATAGCCACGTCCGAATGCCTGCTGGGCGAGCAGCGCCCGCTGCGTCGGACTTTCAATCTGCTTCAACGCATCGACAACCTGCAAGAAGCCGTCGGTGGCGTTATCGGCGTCAATCCCCCATTTCTGCAAATCACCCTGGCCGAGCGCCCGATTCAACTTGGCGAACGAGGACTCCATCTGTTCGCCACTGATACCGATGTCCCCAGCAATCTCAATCCACCGGGACGCATCCTCAACAGCGACACCCGTCGCATCAGAGAACTTGCCAGCCGCCAACGCCGTGTCCTGAAACGCCTGCACGGACTTGGCGCCGAACGCCACCAGCGCCGATCCGGCAGCGAGCGCGGCCGGCCCGAGATAGGACGAGAACTGCGTACCAAGCGCAGATGCTCCGGCTCGGAGTTTGCCGCTCGTGGTGTCAGCCGATGCCATCGCCGCCCGCAGGCGACTCAGCTGGGTTTGAGCGTTCCCAGTGACAACATCGACAACGAGAGTGATCCGATCACGAAAATTCGCCACAGATCACCCCTTCACCCGTTGACCGACAGCAATCACAAACTGACGATGCGCCGCCCTGGTTGCCTCCCCCCGTTCCCGGCCAAACGTGCGATTGATCAATCCAGGATGCGGAGCTTTCGACGGACCGAACGATGACCCCACCCGAGGTCCCATCGGTGTGACAACTGCACGTCCTCTCACCGGGCCACGCCTGTTGCGACGCCCACCGACTCGAGGGTAGATCGGACCGGCGGACCGGCGACCCGAATCCATCAACGACCACACACCACCAGGACGATGATTGACAGTGATCTCAGTGACACCGGTGTAGTCGAACCCGGCTCGCAACGGACGACCGAACGCTCGGCCACCGTTGCGGAGTGGCCGCTCGGCATCGGTGGCAACCTTCTTCGCTGCGATCCCGGCAGCGAGCAACATCTTTCGCTGCTCAACCGGAGACAACACAGTCATTAGGTTGGCACCCCACGCAGCGAGCTCGCCGGCCATGACAGAACGTCAGAAGCCGACAGTCCCGACCGGCGTCGCCGGCTTCGCCGTACCCCTGATCGTCACCGCACCATCCATCGAAGTCTCCCAGGACGTATCGAAATAGCTGGTGCCGAAAAAATAAATGCCGGTCGAGTTGAACGGATACGCGTACCACTTTCGGGCCACCCCATCGACAGCAGCCGAGATGAGAGCGGTCGATGCGGTGTCAGACGCAAACCCGCTATAACTCATCGTCCCATCAGGGAGGCCGGAAACATACTGCTTTGACGTGTCACCGAAGGCGGTCACTTCGATCATGTCCGTCGAGAGGTCGATGCTCCACGATCCGGCGTGTTGCAGCGGTGAGGCGGAACCACCGCTGGTGACCGAGACGTAAAGCTGCGAGAAGCGTCCAGCTGCACGCGCCATTATGGTTGCTCCTTGGGGTGTGGGGGTTCCGCTCTAGGCGGCTTTGGGTGCCCGATCGACCAGTGCCAGCAGGCGGGCCGTCGTGGCCTGGAAGGTGCGATCAGCGACCGCCTCGCGAGCGAGGCCGGTCACCTTGTCCCGCAGATCGTCATGGGCGAGCCACCAGCGAACCTTCTCGGAGAAATCGCCGGGACTGTCGAACGTGGGCAACATGCCAAGAACCTCGTCGCCCTCAGGTCGGGGATCACGGAGGAAGAACGTGCCGGTTGCGGCGAGCTCGACCTCACGCGGACCCATCGCCCAACCGAACGACAACCCGGCATTGTTCGCTTCACGTCTGTAAAGGTTGAAACTCGCCCGACACGAGCGGTAGAGGTCCACCGTCTCGGCGTTGTCGATGCATTCGTTCCTGTCGAAGATCAGCCTGTCGAGGAGCGGCCAGTCGTCGGGGACGTTGGCGAACATGCCAGCAAGGCGGAGGTCAAGACCGGTCCAATCCACTTCTTCGAGGAACATCTGGCGTGACGGGAAGCACGTGCCGACGAAGGCGACATCGCACGCCCACTCCGGCCGACCAGGACCGGGCGCATGGAACGTCGGATCATAGGACTGTGGCAGATAGTGAGTGTTCGGGTTGACCTGACGGAACATGCCGAGATGTGTCGGATCATTGATAATGCAGGTATCCACCCATTCGGCTGTTTCGGCCTGTCGGTCATCCTCGTATGGTGACTCGGTGCACCACAGCACCGTGTGGTGGGGGCGGAACTTGAGCACCCCGAGCACTTCAGGGTGAATCCAGAATCCGCTGGTGAAGATCAACAGGTCAGGCCATACCCGATAGATCGCTGCTTGCAGCCACTCGCCGCATGCTTGGAGAGCACCCCGCTTGTCAAGACCTGCCTTCCACTTCTTGCCCACTTTGATGTGGGCGGCCGAGTGGAACTCGAGCAAATCATCATAGAAGAAGTCGTGGACCTCGACACCGTTCGCCTTGAGCCCGGTGACGAGCCCTCGGTGAACGTCCTGAACGCTATAAGCGGGTCCAGGCCGAACGACGAGTGCCCTCATGCCAAAACCTCAACGATGGCAGTCGCCGTGTAGATCATCGAATCATCGACTGATGTGGGGCCGAGCGCCCGCCACTCGATCACAGCAGCGGAATGCACCACCCCATCGAGCGTCGGGTCGTCATCGAACAGCTGCTCGATCGAGGTCCGGCCGTCGGATTCGATGTAGGCACCGAGTGCTAGATCGCCGCCTCGGTCATGGGGGGCGTCAACCTCGATCGTGACAGGGATGCGGATGGTGACAGCCCGGTCGAAGGTGGTTGCTGTTTCGAACGAGTCTGGCCAGCCGACCCAGGCGACGGGACGTGTGAAGATCGACACCGGGTGAGCGTGGACTCGCAACCCGTCGATGTCAGTGAGCCGATCAGCGATGGCGGTGCGAATGTCAGCGAGGGATGCCATCAGGCGACCCCGTAGCGGACAAACGGACCGATAAGCCGCTGATAGTCGGAGTCGGCGGAACGGACGAACAGCACGCCACCGTCACCAACTGGCATTGATCCGAGTGGTGATCCGGCCCGAGCCCACAGTCGGGACACGAGTAGCATCGTCGCCTCCACGATCGGTGCTGGGGTCGTGGTGTATCCCCATGTGCCGGTGATCTGCACCAGCCGACGGCGACCGGTCGATGTCGGCATCGGGAAGGTGTGAGCTCCGACGGCTCGCACGATTTCGTAGGGATCGACACCGGACGAACCGAGGAAGTCGCCGTAACCGTCGAGTTCGTAGTCGGATGCGGACCATGTGGTTTCGTAGGTGCCGTCAGCGTCATCGTCGGTTTTCAGGGTCGTGATCGAGATGAGCGGCGGCACACGCAGACAGTAAGTGTCATCCGGGGTGAAGGTCTTGATGGTGGCAGCGAGCTGGCCGAATGTTTGACCGGTGTCTTGGTCGATCATCGCTGTGGCGGTGTCGATGAGGTCGGAGAGCCGGTTGTCGTCGGCGGTGTCGGGGACTCGGAGCCGTTCGCGCACCTGATCGAGCGTCGCATATCCCATCAGACATCTCCTCGGATCGCCCAGCAGCGCACATCGGTCCCGACCACGTCGACCTGCCAGACGACGAACCCGGCGTCCATCAGCCAGCGGTCGAGCTGGTCTGGTTCGATGTTGCGATACCACTCGCCAGGCAGGGGGTCGGGTTCACCGCCGGCGCCGTGTGGAGCCCGGCCAGGGCCGGCCATCGTGGCGATGAATGTGCCACCGGGACGAAGATGGCGGTGGGCGTTGGCGATGATCTCGCCGCCCCGGTCGGTGTGTTCGAGCAGCTCGGTCGAGACGACGAGATCGAACTGCTCACCGAGATCGACGGTGGCGGCGTCGGCGACGACGTGGACGCTCGGGTGCTCGACCAGATCGACAACGACGTAGGTCGCTCGAGGGAACAGGTAGGCGGTGGTTCCGTTGACGTTGCGGCCACCGAGGTCGAGCACGGTGCGGGCGCCCCACAGGTCGAATCGATCGAGGGTGGCGGTCATCCATCCGACAACGGCCTCATGCATGAAGTTGTCAGCCTTTGGTCTTGCGGGCCCGGCTCGGTGTTGCCCGCTCAGACGGCACGATCGCCGCCGCTTCGATCTCCGGCGGCACGGCGCCGAGGCGGGCCAGCTCGGCATCGACGGCGGCGACG